ATCATCGCTTGGAATGCCATTAACAAAAGTAATCATCTTGCTACCTTTAAAGCTATTTTGTATTTCTGCTCTATGATAATTTGCTACTTCTGCATCTGTTATAATTGCTGGAACTGCCCCAATGTAATCGGGTAAAGTATAAGTATTTAAATTTGGTCTATAACTCTTGTAGTAATAAATCGATTCTGCTTGTTTTACATTTGGGTCATAAGCAGGCAAAGTAGTAAACAATGGTGATGTATTTTCGTTTCCACTTTCATCTATCCATTCATCACTAATATAGAATTCTGAATTATCTTCATTGCTTCTTACTGTGCAATAATCAATGTGGTATAACTCTTGTCCTTTCTTTCCTTTTGTTCCTACTACCTTAATATAACAACCACCAAATAATTCATTGTCTAAAATAGTTTTTTTAGCTAAATCATTTAGTGTTTCGTACTGGTTAGGGTTATCAATAAATGATTGTAGTGCAATAACTTCTTCACCTTGCATTTCTGTTTGGTCAAATTGCCAACCTTTACCACTAATATATAGTTGTTTGCTTGTTACTATTGCGTTATGCTTTGCACTTCTATTAAATAATAGTACAAGGTATTGAGGATAGTTGTTTTCTTCACCATATTTAACCCATACTTTTGACTTTTGCTCCACAAACATTGGAACTTTGTCATTACTAAATCCGATTCTAATAGTTTTATCTGTATATGCCATTTATTGTGGTTGGTAAATTATGTTAGTTTCATCTTGTACATCGTATTCTGTGGTAGTTTGTGCATCCAAAACCACATCAACAACACCAACTTCAACTGTTTTTGTTATATAAGGAACTGCATCTGCTGCTGTTGTAAGCCCACTTGTGTTCGCTAATGATGTTTGATATACCTTATAGTTATAATAGCCTTTAAAACCTAACGTAACTTCGCCATTTAAAGTGTTTGCACTTACCTTTTCAATTATACTAAACTTATTATATCGTGTTTTATATGCGCTTGTATCAGTACCTATAAAATAATAAGGCACATTCGATGTTTGGTTTGTAAATAAAAACAAATAAATAGGATTTGTAACTGTTGAATTTTCAGTTAATGTTACTACTACATTGTTTGTGCTATTTTTTAAGAATCTTATCACTAACTATAAATATAAATAATTAAAAAGTTTGCTAAACAAACTAAAACAAAAAAACCAACCGAACTTAATCGATTGGCTTTTTGCTATGAAAACAATGAAGAATTTTAAACTAACATGTTATACTAACAATGCTGCTATGATAGTAGGGTCTACTTCTTGTGCAAATACTTTTTCCATTCCTGCGAATGTTAAAGAGTAGCCATTAAACTCATTTAATGCTGCACCACTTGTTCCTGTTCCGCCTGTACATTCCATACCGAATGCAGAACCGAAAATAAAGAATTGACCTGATTTCATTTCAACAATTATAGAAGTTCTATTCTTGATAATTTGTTGTAGTTTGAATTGTGTTTCATAAGCCATTTTTAAGAACGTAGCTGCGATAGTTTGCTCATAACCTACTGTTCCTATTTTAGGGTCAGTATTGATGTTATTAGTTGTACTATTTGCGCCTCTTGGCTCTAAAGCATAAGTAAAATATTTTTTACCTGCTGACCTTGTTATTGCTGTTACAAAACCACTTGCATTTTCTGTTACTGCTGTAATGTTTGCTTGTTCGGTTATGTATAAATTTTTGATACCGCCAACTGTGTCCTTACAGTCTAATGCGTATCCTGCTACTATTGCACATGGCATAATTTTAAATGGGGTTTTAAAAAGGGTAGCAACTATTAGCTACTACCCTTTTGTGAATTAAATTGTGAATTTAACGATTTCTGCTACTTGAGAAACTTGAACACCTAATTTAGTTCTGTATTTAAATCTAACTAAATCGAAATCTTCTGAATACCAGAATTTGAAATCTTCTTCTTCGTTTTCTAAATCAACACCCAAGAACATATTGCTATCTCTTAAAGCATAGATTGCGTTTACACCTGTTAAGCCAGGAGTTGAAACGATGTTCACGTTTGTTCCGTGAATCTTCATTTGTCCTAATGCGTTATCAGTAGGAATGAAGTTGAAAAGATTTGCGTTTGTTAAAGCAGTTTGGTATAATCTGAAAGTACCTACACCCATGTAAACATTTAAATCAGCCTTATCAAGTATTTCTACTGGTATTGCTTGATAAATTGCTTGTACTACTGATATAATGTTAGCTGCTGTGATTGCAGTAACCGCAGTTGCAATAAATGGTGTTGCGTTTGCTTGTACTGTTCCTGATGCTGCGTTAATTATTTTTACTAAACCATCAAATTGCTTTAATTGTGAGCTACCTGAATTAGTATCACCTTGCCAAATTGCTTTCTCTACATCTTCTTTTGTAGTACCTAAAATAGTTTCTACGAATGCTGCATCAATACCACCCGGTAATGCATCATAGTTAGAACCCGGTGATAACAATAATTGAGTGTATTTAGTTTCTAAATCATTAATACACCATTCTTTGTTTACTTTAATACGACCTACTGTTAATACACGAGCAGAAATAGTTGTGTCACCTGAAGCAGTAAAGCCACAAGCATCACCATTTTGCCAAATTAAAGAGTCAGTTAATGCAGGAACTTGAATCGTTGATTTTACTCCTGTTAAGATTTGCATTCTTGATGCAGTTTTAGGTTCGAAGAACGAACGATGTAATAATACATTTTCGTTGGTTTTAGTGTATGCCGATAAGGCTGTTACGTTAAATGCCATTTTGTTTAGTTTTTGTTTTTAGTTATTTGTTTGATAATTTTTTAAATTCTGCGATACGTTCAATAGTTGACATTGTACGTTCTTTTTTACTGAATGTTGAGTTGCTTGGTTTTGCTGCTACTACTATTGGCTCTGCTGCAATTTCTTCTACGATTGCGTTTATTGCTGCAAATTTAGCTGTGTTACTTTCTGAAATAGATGCAAACTTACTTTCGTATGCTGCAAACATTTCATTCATTTTAGTTTCGATTTCAGCCATTTTATCTTCCATAGCTTTCATTCTTTCTTCGTGCTTAGCCATAGTATCATCTTCAGCCATTTCAACTTTTGCTTCAACTTCTTTTTTAGCTTCGATTGCAGTTACTAATCCACCTACTGTGGTTACTAATGTGCCATCTTCTAATTCGTGTACAGCATCAGGTGCAGGCATTTGGTTTCCATCTTCAGATACTACCATGATAGCAGTTCCTTCTCCGATTTCACCATCCCACATTACAACTGTTCCATCTGCAAGTTTTGCCTCATTGAATTTTTCAACTTTGGTAAACTCCATTTTTAATAAATTGCCAATTTGCATTATAGCTTCTTTGGCTGTTAGTTTAGGTTTATTCATTTATGTTTTTGATTATATTAATTATGTCTTCTATTATATTTTGTGGCTTCTCATCTATCTTTACTGTGTTAAAAATTCCTTCTACACTAAAACCTTTAAATTCGCCTGACTTTATAAAATCATTCCAAACTTCATCGTTGTCTATTTTGTAAGAACCGAACCACGAACCATCTGTTAAGTTATATCCTGTTGGTGCGTTTATACCTCTTGCCTCATCAATTAAAAATGATTCAATCATATACACACCATCAATCATTTTATTGCTGTTGTGCATCTCATTTACAAGATTTGATTTACCTTGTTTAAAGAACTTATTTCTTAAATTATAAATGTCTTCTTTTTGAAAAACACCATAATATTCTTCATCTTCTGTTCTGCGATATATTGGTAAATCTGCAACCATTAAAGGTCCAGATATTATACGTTTCTCGGTGTCAGCACTAAACTTAAAAAAACTTTTCTTGTCTATTTGTTCAAGTTTTCTTGATGCCCATTCTACTCCTGCATCACCACCCCAAGCTAACCACATTAATCTACCACATCCATCGCCTAACTTTCTATCACTGTTTTGTCTTTGTCTTTCAAATGCCGACATTCTTGCTATTGTATCTCTACTAATTGGCTCACGTTTTGCTAACTGATTTGCTCTTTGCTTACCTACATCAGTTCCACAATCACCCCAACCATTTTTCTCTGCATAATCTAAAGCAATTTGTGCGTTCTCACTTGCTTGCTTTGGATAGTCAGTATAACTTTCAAACTTTTGAAAGTCTTCTTCATGATACAAATATTTACTATCTGATGTATGAGTTGCACCTGTCATTAATCTGCCACTTGCATCTTTATGCGTATCACCAGTGTATAATTTACCATCTATGGTATAGTGTGAAACACCTTCTTTAAATTCTAAATCACTTGGTGTATTATCAACCCCACATTTACACATATAAGGGTTTTCGCCACCATCTGCAATATCCCAAGAATGTCCGCACTCTTTACAAATT